CTTCGACGCGGAGCACGTCGTAGATGTCGCGCTCGAAGTTCTTGAGGTGGAGCACCGTCTCGCTCATACCCTTGATGACGATGCCGTCCGTGGTGTTGTCGGAGCGCACCCGTCCTCCTGGCTCACGTGGTCTGTGGCCATAGTGGGGTGCTCGTCACCCGTGGCGACGCCGTGCTGCCGCGACCGCTTCCTGTTGCCGGTGCTTCCGCTCGGCCACCTCGCGCGCCTTGGCGACGGCCTCGGCATCCTCGGAGGCGATGACGCACAGAGCGTCGAAGAGCTCCGGCCATGCGCGGTCGATACCGAGCAGATCGCACAAGTCGCCGATCGGTTGCCCCGTGTCGAGTGCGACGCGCGCTACTAGGCGGGCGTCGCCCCAGCTTCCCCCGGGCTCACAGGCGTATCCGGTGCGTCCTCGAGAGCCTCGATGGTGGCAGCCCACGCCATGAAGTCAGGCTCGGTTATCAGTCCGATACGTGTTCCCGCGATGAATGCGAGGCGGGTCTCGTACTCGGACACGCTGAGGCGAGAGAAGTCCAGCCCCTCGTCCTCGAGCATCCGATTCATCTTGATGCGGTCCGCCTGCGTCACGGTGACGGTCTGCTCGGCGTCATCAGTCGCGAAGGTGAAGCGCGTGCGCTTGAGTGCCATGTCGTCCTCCCTCGATCAGTATCAGTACGATGCGACGCTGTTGGTGAGCGTGATCCGCACGGGGCCATCCCAGCCGCTCGGGGTGTAGCAGACGCCGCCGAGCTCCACTTCGGCCTCCGTGCCACCAGAGGCGGCGGGAATCGCGTATGGCATGAAGCCGATCCGCTGCGCCTCGATCTTGAGCGTGTTGGTGACAGACTTGAATGTGAGATCGATCGAGCCGTAGAGGTCGGTACCGGCCTGGATCGCCGCGACGATGGCCTCCCACTCGGTAAGGTCCGCAGGCTTGATGGTGAGGCCGCAGGTCGCGTCGTGCGTGTTGTCCGAGATGCTGGTGGCCTCGAGGGTGCCGGAGCAGAAGTCGGCGGAGATAGCGTTGGTGAGCTCGACGAACCCGCCCTTCATACAGCGGGCCGCGACCGAGGTGCCGTCGAGGTCCATCTTGAATGTGCCACCGACCGGCCTGAAGTACGTCGACGCGTTGGTCTCGTCGGTGGTCGCGGAGATCGAGGCTGGCGATGAGTAGACCGTGCCCACGCCGTCGACCGCGACGACGAGAGGCGCGTTCTCTTCCCACGACAGGCGCAGACTTGAGATCTTGCCGTCGCGCACCGCGTGGATGTCGCCGCCGTCACTGTACTCCTTGAATACCGAGATCCCGGCCGGGAGCGGACGTGCGTGGTTGAACACGTGCGAGTACGGAGCCGCGGTACCGGTCGTGGCGCACTCGCCGAGCGCGTGCTTGAGCAGGAGGCCGATGCTGCCCTCGTAGGCGCGGGTGGTGAAGTCGAACGGCCACTCCACGCGCCGCAGCTCGCGGCCGCCCTTCGTGGCGCTGCCGGAAGTGAGCGGCGCATCATCGAAGGCGGGGTTGGCGGGGATGTCGCCGCTCTCGACGCCGAACAGGTACGTCGGGTTGGTCTCGAGCGTGCCGGCGGCCGACTGCGATGCAACGCCGAACCGGATGCTTGAGGTGTCGATTCCGCTCATGTGCTACTCCTTCGGCTTCGAGGCGCCGCGCTTGGCGATGCCCTGCTTGACCAGACTTTCCAGGGCGCGGACCTCAGCCGCGTCCTTCGGCTTGACGACGCCAGGTCCGTACTCGTACGCGTCATCACCACGGGTGATACGCACGGCGCGAACGATCGTGTATGCGGTCCTCGTCTTCATCGCTGCCATCGTGTCCCTCCTGTCACTCACACCGATGTCGCTCTCACGGTCACGGTCGCTGTGATCCCGACCGCGACGGTCTTCTCCGTGTAGCCGTCCTCCATGTCCACGGCGCTCACCGCCGCGAAGTCACAGACGCCTCCGAGGGTGCGGTCGGCCGCCAGCGCGGTCTCGAGCGCGCCCAGGAGCACGACGGCGCGGTCGCGCGTGCTCTCCGCGGTGCCGCCGCTCTTCTCGACCCAGATGAAGACCGGCACCTCCATCTGCTCGTCGCGGGAGCAAGCGCCGGTCATGTACTCGCCCGTGTCCACGCGCCCCGCGATGCCGACCCACACGTCCTCGGCCCTGCGGCCGCCCACGGGGTAGCCGAGGCTCACGCGGCAGGCGGGGGACTGTGCGGCGATGGCGGCGTAGAGGGCGTCCTGGACGTCGGGCAGCTTCGTGTTCATCAGCCGATCACCACTCCCGCGTGGCCGTAGTCAGCGGCGACCGCATCCACCTCGAGGAGCCCGGTCTTGCCGCCGGGGGTGGCGTGCGAGATGCGGATGAAGCCGACGTCGGTGCTCTCGCTCGTGGCGTTCCCGCGCAGGTTGTCGGGGATGACCTTGTGCTGCGCCAGGAGGATGACGGCTTCCTTCACCGGCTCGGGGATGGACGTCTTGCCGTAGGTGTAGGTCACGGAGATGAGCGCGTCTTCAGTCCAGCCGGCCGAACGCTTCACGAGCCCGTGCGGGTGGATGACGAGCGCGGCGAGCTCCGTCGCGGTGAGGGCGGTGCCGTCGATGCTCACGGACGAGACAGCGCGGATGTCGTGGTTGTGGAGGGTGAGGTACTGATAGCCGTCACCGATGTGCGTCTCGGTCGCGGTCCGCTCCACCCATGCGCACCGGGCAGCGGTCTCGAAGCGGGTCTCGGCCCAGGAGCGGGCCGCGATGACCTCCAGGTCGGTGAAGTCGGTCTCGGACGAGAACTGATCGTTGCTGGCGCGGAACTCCGCGACGGTGAAATAATGCCCCTCGTCGGTATCCTCGGGGATCGGCGTGAGCTCGAGTGTCATGCGGCGCCTCCTTCATCTGGCACCGCTATCGTGGAGGTGGTGTCACCGAAACGCCCCCGCCGGACCGGTATCCAGCGGGGGCGCCAAGATACTCGCCTTTCTGGTGCGAAGCGGGCCGCCCACACAGCGCGGGCGGCCCACCGCACTCGGTTACTGCTTCCGCGCCCGCTTGCCGCCGGGCACCGCCTTGTTGACGACGGCCTTCTCGGCCTGGGCCTTCTCGGCCGCTTTCTCGCTCTTGGGATCAGCGACCTCGATAACCCATCCGGATGCCAGGAACGCAGCACGCTCGCTGGATGTCAGCCCGCTTACCGGGGCACCCGCTTCGATGTGCTCACCGTTCACGGACATAGCCCGTTGTGCCACAAGCATCACACATCAGCCTCCATCACTAGGCGGTCAGGGCGTCGAGCATGGCCGCGAAGCTCTCGGCGTGACGGACTGCGATGTCAGCGTCCTGGAGGGCGACGACGCGCACCGTGCCGGAGGTCGAGCCGGTGTAGGGGTCGACGAGGATGTCGGTTGTGCCCCACTGCCCGATGATGAGATCAGCCCAGTTGCCGAAGAAGATCGCCGAGCACACGCTGGTGCTCGTGCCCTTGGTGAGCGTGGAGCTGACCTGGTTCGAGACATGCGCCTTGTAGCCGTTGAGCGGGTACTCGCCGCTGTCCCAGACCATCCGGTCACCGTACGTGGCGGTGACGAGGGTCTTCTTCAGCACGCCGCGCACCTTCGCGTTGGTCATGTACGCCAGCGAACCGAGATCGGCGTTATCGACTGCCACGGCGGTCTCGAGATCGATGATGTCATCCCAGTCGGGCGCGGCGCCGTTGTCGCCACCGGCCACCGAGCCGATGCCGGATGTCGCGGCGATGCCGGTCGGCTGGTTGTCAGCGCCGGTGCCGTGGAGCGCGGCCAGATCGAGACCGAGTGCGCATACGGTCGCAAGATCGCTGCGGACGAAGTTCTCCACGTCGATCGAGGACTGCTTGAGCAGCTTCCGGCTGATGTCGGTGTAAGCGCCGCCAGTATGCGGGGTGAGCGACACCTGTGCGGCCGTCTGCGCGCTCTCGGTGGGCGCGCCGGACTCCGCGACCCAGTAGTACGTGGCGCCGCCGGACTGCTTCGGGATCGCCACATCGCCCACAAGCCCGCCGAGGATCGTCGCTCCGGCCTGCTTCACCATCATGCGGTTGCGCAGCATCTCGATGAAGCTCTGCGAGCGCAGTTCGGTGTCCACGAAGTAACCACCGGCGCTGTCGGTCCCGGCGGTCAGATCACGCTTCTGGCGCTGGACGTCGAGCGGCATGAAGAAGCCCTCGGGCGAGCGGCCAAGCTGGCGAGCCACGGCCTCGGAGGCTTCGCGCTCGAGCTCCGCGCCGCGCCAGTCGCCGGTCGCGGCCGCGTTGATCGCGCGCACCAGCGAGTAGGCGCGGACCTCCTTCTCGTCCATGCCGAGATAGTTCGGGTTGGACGGAAGGTCACGCTTGGCGAACTTGATCTCGGCCTGGTCCAGCTCCTCCGCGCGCTCGATGACTTTCTTGCAGCGATCCGCCTCGGCGGTGGCGCTGCGGAAGCTCGCCTCGAGCGTGTCGAGATCGGCGCCCTCGTCGGCCGTACGAATGGCCTCGACGGCCTCGGCTACGCGCTGCGCAGCCTCGTTGTACCTCTTGATGTCTTCGTGCTTCATGACTTACTCCTTTTCCGTGAACCGTCGCAGTGCGTCCTCTCCTTCGAGCAGGAGCAGGCGCTGTTTGCGGGAGCCCTCTTCCGAGCGACCCTCGCCGCCATCGACGCCCTCATCCGAGCGATCATCGAGCGCCTCGCGGCCCGCGATAGCGCGACCGGTCAGCTTGGCTTCATACATCGAGCGGAGCGCCGCCTCCGTCTGCGCATACGCACCCAGCGGGGCGACGCAGACGTCCAGGAGGCGAGACACCTTCGTGATCGTGTAGAGACTCACCTCGCGCTCGTCCTCATCGGTGTAGACGTGGAGCTCCTCTTCGCCTATGTAGAACGCGAAGCTCATCTGGTCTACGGTGCCGCGATCCATCTTCGGGGCGAGCCGCTGCACGTCCCAGTCGTCGAGGGGGAGCTGCGCGTAGACGCGGAGCCCGTGCGCATCGACGGAGAGCTCCATGCCGCCGATACCGCTCCTTCCGTTGCGCGCCATCGCCGACGCGGACTCGTGGACGTAGTTGAGATGGCAGTCGTCGGAGAGAACGTCATCGAACGCGCCGGGAGCGATCTGCTCCATGAGCACGTACCGCTTGCCCTCGTAGAGCGTGGTCGGCTGGTTGAACACGGCCGGATAACCAGTCAGCACGCGGTACTGATCCGCTGCCCCAGGCTCGCCCGGGACCCGCCACTCGATCTCGGCGTCCTCACGCACACGCGTCCGCATCTCGCCACACAGCACGGCGCGGATGTTCTCGATGCCCAGCTCGTCGAAGTCGTGTCGCATGACGTGTCCTCTCGCTTCAGTCCTCGTCTGCTTGTACGGCAGGCGTCACTACATTCGGAGCACCGCCGACCGGAGTGATCTGCGGGATCTTGCCGAGACCACCGGGAAGGTCCGGGAAACCGCGCGCCGCACGCCACTCGTCAACGAGCAGCCGCCCGTCCTGGATCTGCTGATGTGCTACCGTGTCCTCGCTCCGCAGGTCGCCACGGACGACATCGGAGACGTCGAACGCCGCGAAGATGTCACCGGGACCGAACAAGTCGCCGTCGGCATTGAGCGCGCTTTCGATGCGTGCGAGGCGCGGGCCGAGACCGTGATAGAGCCACCGCTGCATCTCGTGCTCCGGCGAGTTAGCACCCCGGTGTGTGAAACTCGGTAGCAG